TTTTGGCTGCTAGGCTGTCCAGTATCGATTCCATAGGAGGTCAATATCAGGCTTTCCCCGAACCCTTCCCGGATTTCTGTTTGGGCCTGCCATGCCGGCCCGAGCCCGGACACCCCCGATTTGGGCTGCAAAGGCCGTCATTTCGCGTCGCGAAAAGCGTCCCGCCGGGGTGCGCGCGGCCCGCGCCGCTGCTGGCGCAGGCCCGGTTCGACGGGCTCGACGAAAGGGACCCATTTAGCGGGCAGGCGTGGCGGGGTCAAGACCGCGCGCCCACGGGCAGAGCGGCCTCAGCCCCGGCCAGGCGACTGGACGATTGAAGATGGGCCATGCAGCGGCAGTACAGCGCCGCAGGCTGCGTAAAACGGTGAAACGAAGGGCCCGGCCTGCCCCAGTACGCGCGAGGTGCTGTGACGGCTCTAAGGGCCGAGGTGGGCAAGGGAAATTAGGCCTTAATTACTCGAAATCTGCGTCGACATCAGCCGAATATGTGATTGCCGTTGCCCCGCACGTTTCGTAACGTTCAGTTGCCAATGTCGGCGGAGAACGGGTACGGAGGTGTCGGATGCCCCAATCTTTGGAAGATCTTAGAGAACGAGTCGAAACAATAAACGAAGTCTTTTCCCAACTACTTGACGAGTGGAAAACTCTTGCGGCAGCCAATCAAGAGCAATTGACAACAGGCATAAACAAGGCATACGGTCAAGCGGCGAGCTTTAAGCATGAATACCAAACCGCCATGGCTGGCAAAGACAAAAACCGACCTGTAATTACTCAAAAATTTGCAGATGTCACGATAGGCGCAGAAGATGACCTTTTTGCCAAATCGATTGAAGCAAAAAGTTTGACTGCCCCAACGAAGGGTGACGCAAACCTGCTTTACAAAAAAGCAATCAAACAAATTGCTGGGGAAACAGGATCTATGCCTAGGGCTAAAGATGTCCGAATCATCGATCTGAGAATCGAGGGCACGAACCCGTGGCCTTGCCCAGGGGGGGCATACGGCCAAGAGCGAGACGAGATCAGCCTGGATAAAATCCAGAGGCTAGCCAAGGAAGAACTTTGGAAATTCACCGGTGGTGACGTGCCAGCAGACGGGGCACGCGAACTCATGTCATGGCTCAATGGAGAAACCCATAAGCCAAAATTTCTCAAAGGCGGAAAAGAAATATATTTCGCCAAAGACCTCAATCAGTTCAGCGCATCAAATCCAAATAGCTCAAGAGTACTCATCGTTGACGAACACAAGAAAGTGGCCCACCTGCGATGCGTGACTATTAAAATTAGATATGTCGAAGGATATCCAACATTCAAAAAAGAAAAACCCACCGAATCTCTACATCTCGATGAGATCGTTTTTCAAATATACAAAGACATTACCGACCTAAAAGCCCAGATTCGACTGGCGAAAGTTAGATACAGAACGTCAAGCAGTAAAGCAAAATTTATTCGTGACTACACGTACTAGCCCCTCGTCTGGTCTGTACAAGTTCTTTTTCGCGAGGCGGCTTACTCATATTTTGAGATTCTTACGAGCAGCCGCCAATTCAGTTAGAAATTGCTGATCAACAACTCCCGCGACGACGAGCGACTCTCAGACGAGCCGACCGAGTAAATGATCGACAGCGGCCGCTGCTTCAGACCTGCGAACGCTTGGCGCATCTCGGGAATGTCGTTCACGCTGACGATGGCCTTCCCCCTCATCGTCTTCAGCAGCACGGCCATGCGGCCGTACTGCTCGAGCGCGAACGGCACGTCGTAGCCTTCCGTACCCCAATAGGGCGGGTCGAGGTAGAACAGGGTGCGGCTTCGGTCGTAGCGTTGCACGCACGCGGCCCAGTCGAGCCGCTCGATGGTGACCTGGTGCAGCCGCAGATGCACAGCGCTCAGATCCTCCTCCATGCGCAGCAGGTTCATGCGGCCCGGCGAGGAGGTCGCGGTGCCGAACGTTCGGCCTTCGACCTTGCCGCCGAACGAGTGCTTCTGCAGGTAGAAGAACCGCGCCGCGCGCTGTATGTCGGTCAGCGTGGCCGGCGGCGTCTCGTTGAGCCAAGCTCGTTTGTCGCATCCAGTCGCTGGACGGCACTTGGCACAGGCCATTCACCACGCTCGAGCTGGCAGCGTTGCAGAGCCTGATCGACCCCGAGGAATGGTTCGCCCCCGATGGGCCCGGCGGACGCGGGGAGACGTTCGTCCTTGACGGCGAGAGCGATCAGCGCTGGCGCGAAGGCATCGGCAACGCGGTGCCGCGCAAGGCGGCGAAGGCGATCGGCACGGTGATGGGCCAGACGATCCTGCTGGCACGCACGGGCGAGACCTTTGTGCTCGGCAGCACGCCGATCTGGGTTCGGCCGCTCGCCGTCGCAGTCAGCGTGGCACAGGAAGGCGGTGTGGCATGAAAGGGTCCAGCATCAGTACTCCCGCGGAGCCGAACGCGAACGCGAACGGCCGGCCGGCCCGTACCCAGCTCTCATACCTGATCAGGTTTTTCGCCTTGGGCATAAGCGATCACTCTGGAGTGGACCATCTCGTAACTGGCCCGACATGCTTGAGCCCCGTTCGCCATGGCACGAAACACGTCTTGAAACTCGAAGGCATTCAGTCTTCTGTAGTTGGACAACAAGTCGGAGACCATGCCCTTCATCTGACGGCAGTTCGCGGAGAGGATTGCAAGCTCGTTGACGATTCGAGCATCACCAACTTCGTGCAATGGGATAGCCGCAATCTCTTGCCCGAGCGACTGAAGTACTTGCTCGTCATGGAAAACCACGCGGTTGTCGATCATGTGCAGCCGTTCTCGATTGCTGTAGAAATTGGCAACGTAGGACGCATGTTCACCGGTACTACGAACGATCTCCACGATGACATCGAGCCGTTGGAGCTGTGCCAGTCGTTCAGCCTCGCGAGCACGCTCGCGTTCAAGTTGATGCTGCCACTGAACGACAGCGATGCTGGCGAGAATGGCGCCAACCGAGCCAACCGCCTGAACCCAGGCAGGCGCGTCGAAGGGCTTGATGGCGTCCTTGATCTCGCTCCAACCGGGATTCACGAGCAGGACGTGCCCCGCAAAAAGAGCCGCCAGTGCTGCGAGGGCCACCACCCCCCCGATGGTTGTAAAAACTGCCTTCATACCCTCTCTCCTCTTCGAGACGAACAGTATGCACCTCGCCTTGGGTCTCGAAGCCGCTCCTATTGGAGAGCTGCAAACCTTCTCCCTGCTCATTTTTTTGGCAGCTTCAGATGACGTTCACGCCACCTCTGATCTATCGAAAGAAGACCGTGCTTGAGAAGTGCGGAATATCTGAGACCACTCTGCGTCGTTGGATGGTCAACGAAGGATTCCCCCGCCTTCGCCAGCTCGGCCCGCGTGCAGTAGGCTGGGTCGCGGGCGAGGTTGATAAGTGGCTGGTCGCCCGCCCCGTGGCTGACCACACCGATCCCGCCGCAAACTAGTCTTTCTTCTGGGCCGACGACAACGGCGGAGGAATGCAGTAGTCGGCCCAGTCTTGCATCATCGCAGCCCGTTTGGCGAGCATGTCACCACGACGGTACGCCGCCTCTACCTTGCTCTCGATCGCGTGAGCCAGCGCCATCTCAGCCATTTCCGGGGGGTAGTGGGTGTGCTCCGCAGCCCAGTCCCGAAAGGTGGAACGCCAGCCGTAGGGCACACACACCCGCCCAGCCGAGTCACGGAAATCGAGGCGGCGCATGCACGCGGTCAGAGACATGTCCGACAGCTGCTGCAGTTGCCGACCCGGAAACACCAGGTCGCAATCCTCGTATCGCGGCAACGACTGCAGCAGCGCGATCGCCTGGGCTGAAAGGGGTACGCGGTGCGGCCGCTTCCCTTTCATGCGTTCCTCGGGCACGTCCCATAGCGCCGCTTCCAAGTCGAATTCCGCCCACCGGGCGCCACGGATCTCGCCCGACCTCCCGGCGGTCAGCACCTGAAACAACAGGGCCTGCACGCTGACCCCATCGACGCGACTGATCGCCTCGATCGCGGTCGCGGCGTCCGCCACTGGCACCGCAGGGTGATGCTTGACCTTGGCGATCTTCTCGGGCTTCGGCAGTAGCTTGTCTAAGAGAGGCTAACAAAACGGGGTGAGTTTGCGAATGCAGATGACGCAGCAAGCCAGAGAAAGCAGCCCGACATGAATGTCGATGCGGCGCTCAAAGCGAGTACGCAGCTTGCCGAAGGCAGCCAACCAGGCGTGCGTGCGCTCGACCACCCAGCGATGACGCCCGAGCCGGTCATTGCGCTCGATGCCACGCCGGCCAATGCGCGCCGTGATACCCAGCTTGCGCAGATGGGCGCGGCAACGCGCAAAGTCATAGCCCTTGTCGGCATGCAACTTGTGCGGCCAGCGTCTGGGCCGACCGCGATAGCCGCGCACCGTCGACAAAGCATCGACCAGTTGCTCGAACACTACCGAGTCGTGCCGATTGGCGCCCGTGACGCAGAAGATCAGCGGGATGCCTTGGCGCTCCGTGATGATGTGGCGCTTGCTACCGAGCTTGCCCCTGTCCGTCGGGTTGGGGCCGGTGTACTGGCCCCCCGGGGGCTGGCCACGCTGGCCGCATCGATGCTGGCACGGCTGAAGTCCAGCTTGCCGGCTCCTCGCAACTCGGCCAGCAACAACAGATGCAGGCGATGCCACACGCCTGCTGCTTGCCAGTCACGCAGACGCCGCCAGCAGGTCATGCCGCTGCCGAAGCCCAGTTCCTGGGGCAGTTCTTCCCACGGGATGCCGGTGCGCAGCACAAAGACGATACCGTTGAGTGCCATCTCGTCGCTCACTCGTGGGCGCCCGCCCTTGAGCGAGGGCACGACCTGCGGCAGCAGCGGCTCGATCTTCTGCCACAGCGCAGTGCTGATTTTCTTGTTCTTGTTTCGAGCCATGCAGCGTCAAACGCCCGTACGGCTTCCGGCGATGACATGTTTTGTTAGCTACTCTAAATGGCCGCGCCAGCTCGCCGGGTTCTCGCCCGTGCGGTGTCCGCGCGTCTTCGCCCAGTCCAGCACCTGCTCGATGCGCCCGCGCAGCCGGCTCGCGGTCTCTGTCTTCGTTCGCCAGATCGGATCGAGCACGCGGAGCACCTCATCCTGGCCGATCTCGGACACGCCCAGATGTCCGATGACGGGCTCGGCGTAGGTTTCGAGCGTGTTTTCCCACTGGTCCCGGTGCTTGGCATTGCGCCATTCGGATTCCTTCGCAGCGATGAAGCGCTCGCAGGCGGTCTTGAACGTCAGCGCGCGCGCCTGCGATGCAGCCGCAGCCTTTTTAACGGCCTTTCGGGCCTCGACGGGGTCTACCCCTTCGTCGATCAGCTTGCGGGCCTCACGGGCCTTCTCCCGGGCTTGGGCGAGGGGTACAGAGGGGAAGCTTCCCAGCCCCATGCGGCGGCGCCGCGCACCGAACACGTAGCGCAGCACCCAAGACCTCGATCCGGCTATTACCTGAAGGTAGAGCCCCTGCACCCCGCCAACGGCATGCGCCCCTTCGGCGCGAAGGCGTCCGACCTCGATTGCAGATAGTTCACGTGAGCGCTTGGGCATTGTTCTATAGGCCATCCCATAGGCCATCCCTCAAGCACTTTCACGGTGCGTTACGGCTACTTAAGGCGGGCCAGTATAGGCACTCCTCCAATGAAAAACGCGCCCTTAGGCGCGTTTCGGTGTGTCGAAAAAGATGTTCCTGGCGGAGAGTGTGTCCCCGAACTAGGCAAGACCGATGCGGGTTTTGAGACCTAAATCACCTCTACCGGCCATCCCACCGGCCAAAACGATGGCCGTGATCATTTAGGTAGCTGCGGCGCTCCCGCCGCCCCCCAGTGTGTCAGTCGTTCGCGATACCCGAGCGTCGCGCTCGGCTCAAAAAATGATGCGATGAACTCATCGAGTTCGCGAGGATCTCGACGAATGTGTTTGAGTAGTCCGAAATGCTCTACGAAGGGTTTAAACCCCACGCCGGGCTCGCTTAAGCAATTCAGCATCAGCAACATTAAAAAGTCGCCTCCTAAAAGGCCCCTGGCGATGTTCGCATACCGTACCTGTGTCTCTGGGGGAAGGCCAGAATCTGCAATCAATCGGACAGCATGGTAAAAGGTGCGAAACATTGGCCCCAAATGCCCTTCGCTGTGTCTATGAACGGCTAGGTATTCTGTTCGGATTTGTTCCTCCGCTCTCCTCTTTGCCTCCTCTGTTCGGAGACCAGTTGAGTATTGAAACTTGGCCTTCATCGCTATTTCCCTGATGAGTTCCACCGAGTCGGGGTGCTGAAGAGGCAAATCCCAGCCACGGCTGCCCGCAATAGCAGGCACCCCCACATGCGCTTGCATTTGCAATTCCCGGAAGAGTTTGAGCAACTGAAAAAACAATGGCTCGAACGCCTGCAATGCTCCCTGGGCTTTGGTGGCTTCCAGTTCATCTCTCTGTGAGTGCATGGTCTGCCGCTGGAAATATGCAGCAACCGCAACAAATGCAAAGGCGAGCCCTGCAAAGAGGGTGTTTAGCCCGCCGAACATATCTCCAAACTGCCCGTATGCGGTGCCAGTTTCTGTGGTGATCATTGACTTCGAAAGCCATGGCACGACGGCCTTAGCGTAGACGACCCACACAAAGAGAACGGCGGCCAAAATGCCAAGAAACCAGGGAGCTATCTGTCGAATCTCAATCCACCATTGCTTCAATCCGGGCATTTCTTTCATCCTCTTCCTCTCGTGTTTTGATTCGAGGGGATCGTAGCCGGAGCACGGGCATCGCTCCATCGCCGTAACATGGGAGCATGCGCAAGCAAGCCAAAGCTAGCGGCGGCGTCACGCCAACAGATCAGGAGACGTGGTGGCGCGTATTCAAGGACGCCTTCCACGAGTTGTGCAACGACGAAATCGATGAGCATTGGCTCAATGGACTGACCGCAACGCTCTACCCCTTCCACGTCGATCGAGATCCGCGCGAGGCCGCTGCCGTGGCTTTCGCGACGCTCAATTACGAAGTGCCAGGCTACGAGCTTGAAGAACCATTCGAGCCACCGCCACCGCGCCGCCGGCCGGGACTGCACTGAGCCGCCACCGCTCAGAACGGCAATTCTTCTTCGTCGGCATCAGTAGGCGCCACCTGCGCCTCTCGAAGCTCTTCAGCCGCTGCCGGCCCTGCGTCGATCAGGTCCACCGGGATCAGCTGGACCATCTCCCGCGCCTCCTCAGGTGTGCACGTCAGCCACCGGTCGAAGTCGTGCTCCTCGATCGCGACCACCGAGCGCTTGTCCTGCACTTCGAGCGGCTTCTTCGTCGCCCTGTCGATCTCGGGCCTGTGCATGCGCGACATGATCGGGTGCAGGTTCGCATTGATCGTGAGCATGGTGTAGCTCTCCCACACCTGCTCCGTCTCCAGATCCTGCCAGGTGCTCCACAGGCCGGCCAGGCCCCAGGGGCGACCGTCCGCGCGGCGGAACCGCCACCATTGGTTCTTGCCCGACTCCCAGTTCGGCTCATCGAAACTCCAGGCCGGAATGATGCAGCGCCTGCTGAGCTTCCATGCGTCTTTGAAGGCCGGCTTCTTCTCGATGCCGGCGAAGCGGGCATTGTGCGTGGCCAGCTCTTTGCCCTTCGTCTCGCCCTTGCGCGGGGGCGCCGTCGGGACATGGCTGCTCGACCACGCTGGAATCAGCGACCACTGCCCTACCGCGATCTCCCGCTCGTACTCCGTCTTGTCGACGGCGCGACGCATGAACGCCCCCGTGTACATCGGCCGCATGCTGCGGAGCCACCGCTCGGCGCTGCGAGCACCGATGTACCAGGCGGCCTCAATCTCGCGATCCTCAGGGGATATGTAACGAGTACACATGACTGACATTTTGCGTCGGGAAATTGGTTGACGGTCATAAACCCTGGGAAGATACTGTAAATCCATACAGTACTTTTAGGAGCTAGAAATGCCTGAAATCACCCCGCAGCCGAGCTACGTCGTCTGGGCCTCCCTGTTCGCCTCGGAATGGCTGCTGCTGGCCGAAGGCCGCGGAGACTACGAGAGCTTGTTCTCCCAGGGTCTCGCATTGCATAGGGTCGTTGGCGGCCACCCTGCGAAAGAGATTGCCGCCGTCCATTTCAAGAACTGCAGCTCCGATAGCGAAGACCTCGTTCGCGACCCTGTGGGAGAGTTCGAGAAGCTGGCGATGCGCGCCGAGATCATCATGAATGGCGACAAGCTGAATCCCGCCCTGCAAGAGTTCGCTTTCAATGTCGTCGAGCTGTGCGCCGCGACGGCCGACGGGTTCGGGCACCCGAAAAAGGGCAACGCTGGCGACCGCATCAGAGCGCTCTATGGACGCCTGCCCTTCTAGCCCTGCCCCAGTGAGTACGTGATGGAAATTGAGGTTGAGCTGGTGGAAATGGCGCGCAGGGTCGGTGAACTCGGCCCGGAAGATCCGATGCGCCCCACCCTGCGCGATTTCGCCGACGAGGTCGCCGGGCGCTGCGCGCGCATCGGTGACCTGTACGGCGACTGGGACCGCAACGCCGGTGACCACATCCGCGCTGTGATGCATGAGTTGCCTGGGTTCATGCCCAAGCCTGCGGCGAAGTCCTGAGGCCAGCATGCGAGTGAAGATGCGCCGCCGCTACCGAGGCGGCACCAAGCTCAGCAAGCGTGAGTTCGTGGATCAGAAGTGGGCCTGCGGCATGCTGGAGCTGCGAACAGTAGATGACCGCCTGCAGCTCGGGCTCTGGCACGCACGGCCAGGTGACCAACAGCCTCCGCTAGGAATTCTGTGGCGCCCCGAGATCGTCGCCTGTGCATACGACACGATCAGTTTCGCCGGCGCCGAGCATGTGGCCGGACGCTGGTACTACCAAGTCTGGTTCTGCGAGTGCTACGACCTCCCCCGAGAACTGTCATTGAGCCTTCTGGAGAAGGCTGCTGGAGTTGATCATGAACCAAGCGGAATTTCACTTCCCGATTCCCCCGCAGGCGCCGCGCCAACATCGATCTGAACCCTTAGAGGCGCCGGTCGATGATGAGCCGATAGACTTTTCGAGTGCTTCGGCCGCCGGGCACGGAGCCTACATCGTGCGTTTCATGGACTACCCTCACCCGACCGCAGACATCGTGCGAGTGGCCGAGCAACGGTTCCGCCGCGAACTCGAGAAGCATCTGGGCGAGGAGGTGCTACGTGCGCAGCGCGCTTATGTGTCGGTGACAGAGGCGAGCGAAGCCGAGCTAACGAAAGACGAAGTCGTGTTGGCTACGCGTTGGGTCAAGGCCTATGACGCGGCCAGAACGGCGGCCTATCGGGATCTCGGTGACACCGAAGAGGCGTACTTCGAGGTTCGGCAGATCTGAGCGCCCACCCGGCAAACTTTTCGCGCCGATCGAAAGCGCCCGCGGGGTCGCTGACTCCCTCTAGAATCTCGAAGCATGGACACGCTCACTCCGAAGCAACGATCGGAGCGCATGGCGCGCGTTCGTGCCCGAGACACCAAGCCGGAACTAGTTGTGCGCCGACTGCTTCATTCCCGTGGGTATCGATATCGCCTTCACGACAAGAAGCTGCCCGGCTCACCCGATCTCGTGTTTCCTCGAAGGCAAAAAGTGATCTTCGTGCACGGGTGTTTTTGGCATCGACATGAAGGTTGCCGACTTGCCCGCATGCCGAAATCAAGGATCGATTTTTGGTCTACCAAGCTCAACGGCAACCAAGCTCGCGATCAACGTAAGTTGGCGGCACTCGCGCAGCTGGGTTGGAGTGCGATGATCGTGTGGGAATGCGAGCTGCGCGATCTCGACGCCCTCGCGTCCAGATTGGAATGTTTTTTGAATGACGAGAAAGATGCGAAATGATGCGCGCAGTTGAGCTCTATGCGGGCGCCGGCGGCTTGGCCATGGGGGTAAGCCTCGCCGGTTTTGAGTCTCTCGCGGTCGTAGAGTGGGATAAGTGGGCCTGCGATACCGTTCGCGAGAACCAGCGCCGGGGATATCCCTTAGTGGAGCATTGGCCCTTGCGCGAGGGCGACGTGCGCGATGTTGACTGGTCTTCTCTCCCGCAAGATATTGAGCTGCTCGCCGGGGGACCTCCCTGCCAGCCCTTCTCAATGGGCGGCAAGCACCAAGCTCACGACGATAAGCGGGACATGTTTCCCCCGACGGTGCAGATCGTGCGACAGCTTCGCCCGAAGACTTTCATCCTCGAGAATGTGAAGGGGCTGACACGCTCGACTTTCGCCAACTATTTCGAGTACATCAAGCTGCAGCTGGAGTTTCCCGAGGCGCCACGCCGGAAGACTGAAACGTGGTTTGACCACTTCATGCGCTTGCAGACCGAGAAGACTTCCGGTCGAATGCACGGAACTGGCCTCACATACAACGTCACCTCCACGCTGGTGAATGCCGCCGACTACGGTGTCCCGCAGAAGCGCGAACGCGTTTTTATCGTGGGTACGCGCTCTGATCTCGACATCGACTGGCACTTCCCCGATGCCACGCATAGCGAGGATGCGCTGCTGTTCGCGCAGTGGGTGACGGGAGATTATTGGGAACGCCACGGCATTCCTAAGAAGGACCGGCCCACCATGCCAGAGAAGCTCGTGACCCGCGTTCGCCGACTGGCCGACAACCCGCCTCGCGAACTGCCTTGGCGTACCGTGCGTGACGCGATCGCGGGTCTGCCAGATCCGCAATCACGAGCCGCGCGAGAGTTCCGCGACCACCGTTTTCAAGCCGGAGCCAAGTCGTACCCAGGCCACACGGGCAGCCCGCTCGATCAGCCGGCCAAGACCATCAAGGCTGGAGACCACGGTGTACCAGGCGGCGAAAACATGATGGTGCTACCTGATGGTTCAGTGCGCTACTTCACGGCTCGCGAGACGGCCCGCATTCAAACGTTCCCCGACGGTTATGTATTCCACGGCTCGTGGTCAGAGACGATGCGCCAGCTCGGCAACGCCGTGCCGGTCGCCTTAGGGCGGCTGGTGGCTTCCTCGGTAGGCCAAGCTTTACTCGAATCACAGGGCCGTCGTCTTTCCTCCAAACATGGCGACACGAGGGCGGCCGCGTGACGACCGCCGAGATCATCCCGTTCAACCCGCTGGACAAGAAGAACCTCGGCGCAAGCGTGGCCGAGGCTCTGGTGAGTCAGCCGGCCCATTCGCTCGGCCGAATCAAGCCGTTCATGGGAACCGGCATCTACGCCATCTACTACCACGGCGACTTCGAGGTCTACCGGCCGATTTCGGAACCAAACAAGGCAGATACGAAAGACCCGATCATCCCGATATACGTGGGTAAGGCTGTCCCTCAAGGCGCTCGGAAGGGTAAGGTAATGGCCGACCCCACGCGTTCGAAGGCACTGTTCAATCGGCTCATCGAACACGCTGAGTCGGTGACGGCCACCAAGACGCTATCAATTGAGGATTTCTCCTGCCGCTACCTAGTGGTTGACGAGATCTGGATTCCGCTAGGGGAGTCGCTGATGATCGCGAAGTTCTCGCCACTGTGGAATCTTTTCGTCGAGGGCTTTGGCAACCACGATCCGGGCAAGGGCCGTTATGAAGGCCTGCGGCCGCGCTGGGACTTAATTCACCCAGGGCGTGCATGGGCAGAGAAATGCAAGGTAAGGCCGGAGACTGACGCGGAAGTTCTCCGCGACATCCGCACGTATTTGGCATCCACCGTGCTGCCTCAATCCGCCCATTTCCTAGGTCGCTCCGACTAAATGGCGTGAGACCCTAGCTTCCAACTCACGTTGGCGGCGGATTCCGTAAAAACGGGCAACAGAAACGCCCTCAGGAAACCGCCATCCCCCCAGCGCTGGCGCGCCCCTGCGGCTTACCAACCATCTCGTAAAAATCACTGCCCGAAGCGCGCAGGCTCGGTGGGGGCTAGACCGCGCGCCAGGGGGTCGGGGTGGCTCGTCGGCGGGGCGGGCGATAGGTCGGGCGCAAAAGCGCCGGCAAGGCCTCTGGCGGGCGCGCAGAGGCCCAATGCGACGCGCGGCAGGGCGCGGAGACACCGGGACGAAAAAAAGGGCGCTATGCGCGCCCTGTGGCTGCTGCGGCTACTGGCCGCGACCGGCAATGGCTACTCCGGCAGGTCGAGGAACCGGACCAGCTCTTCCCCGGCCAGGTCATTGAGTTCGCGGAAGCGCTGCATCAGGGGCGCGATCTCGTTCCTGATGAAAACCTTCAGCGCGTCGGGCGCGTTGCCGAAACCGCCGGCGTTGGTCGGCACGATGCCGAGCAGTCCGGGTGGCACCCGGTGCGCGGCGAGGATGTCGTCCTTGCTCACGTTCTTGATGGCGGAGAAGTCGTCTTTCGCGGCCACCTCGCTCACGGGTATCAGCTTCAGGCCGTCGGACTTGCCGCCCGGCATGTGCAGGAACAGGTTTCGGAAGTTGCCCGGCCCCTTCGAGTTCTTCAGCGCGGTCCGAAGTGCATCGGCGTCGGCGTTGTCTATCTGCCCGTCCGTCATGTAGAGGATGAACCCAGCGTGCGAGCCGTTCGCGTAGTACTTCCTGCGGAACATGGTGGCCGCCTCGTTGAGCCAGGCCGACTGCAGCGCGCTGATGTACTCCGGCAAGCCATAGACCTCCTGATTGACGTCGTCTTCGCGAAGATGGAGCACCGAGCCTTCGGGAAATTCGTGCTCTTGATGCCAGCCGCGGACAAAGAAATAACGGCCCGCCTCGTCCCCTCGTCGGGTGAACTTCGCCAGCGAGTGCCGCAGCTCCAGTGCGCGGCCCGTGAAGGCGCGCGGCTGCTCCGCGTAGGCGTTGCCGAAGACCAGAAAATCCAGCGCCATCGCCCCGAACGTCGCGCTCGACAACCGCGGATGAGGAATGAACATGGACTTCAGCAGGTTGCGCTTCAGACGGATGGCGGAGCCATGGTGTGGCGACGCATGAAGTGCGCTCGCGAGCCCTTCCCACGGCAAAGGCGGCTCATACCAACGGCCGTTGAACATGCTCTCGACATAGTCGAGCAGCCTGATGCGGCTCACAGGCTCCGGGTCTCCGAAGCTGAAAGCCTCGACCGAGCCGCCGCCGTGTGTCGTCAACTCCATGGCCGGCTCCGCCGGCGCGATGCCGGTCGACTGGTGGCGCGTGCTTCCCTTGCGTTTGCTCATCCAAAAATCTCCATTCGCGAAGTGCCGCCGACGACGTCGCCGGCCAATGTTTCGTTGTCGAGCGCGTGCATCGTTGCCCACGCAAGATCCGCATGTCCCGTCTCTTCCGAGCGGCCCGAGTCGTAGGTCACATTCCGGCCGCTGGCCGTGAGCACGCGTTTGATGGCCATGAATGACGCTGCGATGTCGGTCCATCCGGCATCGAATTCGAGCCTGCCTTTGTGGATCACCTGCTGCGCCTTCAGCACCAGGCGCTGCTTCACCTCGATGCTGTACTGGTAGCCCTTCACCTGAGGGAAGAACTTCTCGACGATCTGGAACACGCCTGCGCCAAGACCCGTCTTGTCGATGCCGATGTGCACGACGTTGTATTGCTGCGTGACGCGCCGGATCGCCTCGGCCTGGGCCTCGAAGTCGGAGCCCCTGAACTGCTCTCGGTGCAGGATGCGGAACTTGCCGCCGGGCACGCGCGGCGGCGCCACGACCACCAGCGCCGCCGCGTCGCCCTTGTCCGAAGGGTCATAGCCAACCCACACAGGGTGATGCGCGTAGGGCCGAAGCCATAGCGGCTTGACGTCGCTCCACGTCTCCCAGCTGTCGACCATGCAGGCCTGCATCTGTGCCAGCGTGAACAGCGAAAGACTGTCGTCGATGAACTGGCACATGAACAGGTTCGCGAACTCGTCGACGCTGTATTCCTCGCGCAGCTCGGCGATGTCGAAGAGATCGAAGCCCAGCGCGACCGCGTCTTCCACCGTGACGATGTCGCGCCACTTCCGATCGAGGCCCAGGGCACCGCCGCGCAACGCCCTGTGCGTCGTGTCGATGCGGACATGGTCTTTCTTCGCGCGGCCCTTGTTCCTGTCGTCACCGGTCCAGAAGCCATAGGCTTCGTGCGACATCGCGGACGGCGTGGAGAAGTAGGTCTTGCGCCAGTGCTTGTGCGAGGCCATCGCGCTCGCCAGCTTGTTGATCGTGCGAAAGCGCGGAACCCAGAAGAACTCGTCGAAGTAGAA